AGCGGGCGGCATGGACTACCAACCAGATACCTCTCCACCAGGGATAGGCTGGCTGCACCAAAGTTGTGAGTGCAACTCTGATACTGACCGGATACGTTCTGATGGCTTTCTTAAGGTCAACAGAACGTGCCGAAAGCAAGGAGAATGCACGCGCAACGGCGATGGGAAATAAGGCAAAGCCACGGCGATGAAGGTGACGTATAACGACACCCGCATCGATGGGATAACGGAAAACCTGATACAACAGTTTTACCGGTATCCCACTCACGTCGCCCTGAGGTGTTACGAGTCTCTTACAGAACTCGAAGACACCCGATTGAGATATCAGGGATTTTTCTTCTGATATAACAACCCCCAGTTCCAACATCACCTCGCGATACCGCTTCGCCACCTCATGGTCAAAGATTACAATATCGTCCCCGACGATACCGTAATCCTCGAACCACGAAGTGCGACCCACAAGTCCTGAACAGTATTGAACTATAGCATGGTGTGCTAAGGCCAATAATGCCCAAGAAGAGTAAGCCCCCATAGGCTGGCCTACTGCATACAAACGGGATAGCCAGGGTCCATCTGGTTGGAGTCCCTCTTCCACGCTCCAAACAGAATCTCTGTCCCACCACTTACGGGCGGTTAGGAGATGCTTCCAGAGAGTTGCTTCCTCAAATCCGATGATATGAGAAAGTAACTCCTGGTACAGGTGCACTGGCATCCTGTCAGTCGCAGCAGACAAGTCATATGAGTAAACGGTAAATTCCTTACCATGCTCACCCAACCTGAGAAGAATCGAATCTTTCAGGCGGGCTACACAGGCTTCCTGGTCAAAGGTACCATCCTGAGGGATGGTACGTAACGTGTCAAACACAAGATTATGGACAGGCTTCATAAGAAGCTGTGTCCAATAATCTGTGATGGCCACAATACGCACCTTCCCGGCAGGCTCCTCAATACGATGGAGTCTGCTAAGCCAGGAGGTAACCCCAGACAGCGCGGTCCAAGATGGAAATAGTATCCAATGGACAAAGGCAAAGAACCTGACCTGCATCTTAAACCAGATTCTGTACCGTCGCCCATAGACTGCACCAGCGTACTCCTCCTGGAATAGACGGATAGTGTTGTGCACACCAGAGACCAGCGAAGCTGCATCTCTAATGGCAGAAACACTACCCATCATCCCATGAGGACCCACGCTGGTACTTAACCACAGTCGGGGTCTTTTAAGCTTCCCTATCTGCAGTTGGCTGAGAAAACGCCCCACGGTGTCCGAGAACCCTAACAGATGGTCACTCTCTCCAGAGTAGCCATCGGTTATGGTCTCGACCTTGACGTTAGGAGGGACAACTAGTCCCCGATAAAGTCCTAGGAGCGTCAGAGTGAGCATAATGCCCACCCTGTCGCCACCGCGGATCCGCTTTCTCAGGTCCGCCGGTAAGAGAGAGGGTAAACCCTTTCTTAAACCGACGAATGGCGGACTAATGGTATTACGAAGAGCCCCACCAGAGCAAAAGTGCTCAACCACCCTCTTACACTCTTTCAAGTATAAGACAGTGAATTCAGCACCGTTGTTCCGGTAGAGGGAGCGAATTGACCGACCGAGGTCGGACAATGCGCTCACACCAAATAGGAGCACCAAGAAGTCAGTTAACTTCTTGATGCCTCCTCCGGCAATTAACCAGTTGTTTACTTGATTTAACATGATGTTAGATTAAGAGCAATTTGTCACTCCCTCTAGTGACTTAATG